AACCATTTGTGGTTGTTAAAGAATATACCCCACTACTTGCTGAAAGAATTGGTGTTGTGTATTGATATGTTGATTGTAAATGAGCATCTTTCCAGTCTATCTCCGCTAAATAATCATTCTTACTTCCAATTATACTTTGTGGCAGTAAACTAATATTAGCTAAGTAATCATTTTGTGTGTGTGATATTTTATCACCCCTCTTATATTTGTTTCTTTCCAATATGTGTGGTTCTAACAACACACCACCAATGTATTCGTTTCTAGCAGGTATTAATTGTTTAACTTGCTCAAATATACTATGGTCGTATATAGAAAGCATTTTCAACAACAACCCAATAGCAGTTCCCCTTTTTTGAGCAGAACCTGATGCTGCCGTTAAATTAACATATTTATCAAAATATTTTGTAGCCCTATATCTTAATTGCGGATAATCTTCATTGAATCTATCATCTGGGTCTCCAACCCAATCATCTACCTCAAAATATCCCTCTGAATTATATATATCATTATTCACAACATCAGTTGAACTAAAATACAACGCTACTAAATTTGAATCAAATGGAGCGTAATCATATTGAGATACTTCCGCTGTTTTATCAACATCCAATGATGAACTTAAAACTGAAGATTCAATTCTTACTTTGTTGTTATTTAAATTCAAAGCACCGACAGATGGTATTTTTGTAAATTGAGTATCAACCTCACCAACTAAATCAGATGATATGTGATTTGGTAATGATGCGGTTAATGGTGAACCTCCAGAGGTTGTTTTAAAAAATTGATTAGGATGTGATGATGATATCGCAGTTGGTAATGATGTAAACCCACTATCAGGAAATATTCTATAAACCAAATTTTTATATGAAAATGTGCTGTTTAAATCAGTTGTATTATCATCCGAAAAATATGCTTCAGTATTCTTTGCATGCTCTTCAAATATCTCTTGTGAAAGTGATGATGAATAATATCTTATTTCTTGAATTGACGCGGTTGTTGCGTAATCCCCAACACCATCCCCAACAATAAATTGAGTTGAACTACCAAATATAGTATTAGCAGTAGGAGATGCGGCTGATAAAGATGCAAGTACATTTCCAAAATCATCTTTAAATGCTGCGTAAATTGTCGTTGAACTACCCGAAACTATACCAAAAGAACCATCCCTTCTACTTTTATAATTCATATAAGATTAACTCATTATTATAGAAGAACCTGTTTTTGCAAGTATTCTAGCTTGTCCGCCGGAATAGTTCCATTCAAAATTTAAATCAGTTCCACCCCCAGTTAATCTACCTATTGTAAAATCACCCAACGGCATTTTACCAATTACTTCAATTGAATTAGGTCTACTACCATTAATAGTTCCAAATGGATTTCTTATTGGTTTAGAATGGGTTGTTTCTACTTTATATATAAATCTTTCCGATTCATATATATTAGGTTCATCAACAACTTTAGGGCCGCCGAACTCCCGTATTTTCAAAAGCGTTTCAGGTATACCATAACACGATAAAAGGGCTTTAATAGAACGGGCTGTTCCCTTTGATTTGTAAATATATGGTAAGTTATTTAATACCCTACGCCAAACCTCTGCTCTTATTTTTTGTTTTGGTTTTGTTTCCAATCCGCCAATGGTTGTTGAACGATTTCCAGATGCATCAGTTCCTAAAACATATTCCCATAAATTAGCTTGCCCCCAACCATTGGATAAATTCCACCCCATTGATTTTGCAACATCGTATAATAATTCATCCGACATACCATCATTTGGATGTTCCTCTCGCTTATTAATGTTTGTTAATGATTCAACATATGTCCATAAAATGTCAAAATGCTGTCCAATCATATTAACAAATAATAAATAATTTTGGTTTAACGGATCTTCTTTTAATGAAATCGGAATTAAATTTATAAGAGCAGATTCATTCTGCGAATCATATAATGATGCTGAACTATAAACTCCTTCATACCAACTTTCGGCTTGTGAGCTAGTTGTTGGGTAAAATACAATTGGATATGTGGATTGTTTTGGATAAGGTACAATCGTATTTGTTGATGTTGAATAATGGGTGTATAATGAAGCGCTTACACTTTCATACATCCATTTTTCAAATCCATCAAAACCACCAATTAAAGTATCTCTACGAGAGATTGATTGAGATATGTTTGTTAATGCATGAGAACCTGAAACTTGTTGTAGTGTTTGTATTCTAGCATTATATGTTTCAATTGTTTGTAATTTGTAAAAAAAATTATCAACTCTTTCGGTTGCGGATGAATAATGAACAAACTTAGAAAAATCAGAATAATCTATGTTTAATTTTATGTTTCCAAAAGAACCGCTGAAATATGAATCTATTATTTGCTGCGATGTTGGTAAATTTGCGCCCAATAAATCATTCCATGTTTGAAAATCAGTTCCATCAGATTTACCGAATTTATCTAATTCAATATTAAAGTTTGGTTCTAGAACTTGTTCGGGTTCTACTTCACTAAATTGATTATAAACTATAATTTTTTCAACATAAGATTTCTGCAACCTTCCATCTATAGAAAACCTATCACCAATGTTTATAGTATCGCTAATTGGTGTTACTAATTTTATATAAACATCGCTTATAAAATCATCATCGCTTCCGTTAAAATCACCAATAAACTTTATACTAGCGACATCAGATATATTATTATTACCAAAATTTAAAATGAATTCAGGTCTATTTTTTGTAAAAATATAATTACTATCGCTTTGAACCCCGCTTTGAATTTCTTTTATTAAATACATTGGTGGATTTTGCAATATACCATTGGCTTTTATTTCGGTTCTATCAGAAGAAATTTCCCCTATTGTTATATTGTTTGTATCCAACCCACCAAAAAAATTGTATAATGGATTATAAACAAGTGTATATACCCCAAAATCAAACCCAGCCTCTCTAATATCTTTTTCAGGAGAAAATGCAAACGAAGTATTTTGTGTTTGTATAAATTTTTTATCGTAAACCGATTTTAATAAATTGTTTTCAGTATCGTATATATGTAATTCCAAAGAAGCCGGTATTTCAAAAGAAATAGGAAATGTTGAAAAGTTATCAGTTTTTTGTTTAAGTCTTAATTTAAGGAGGTTATCATCAGTTGATAGTTTTAAATTATAGGAATTAATTTTAGTACCTTGCGCAAAAGTTTCACCATACACCGGTTTGGTATCTAAAACTTCATTTACATTTACAAATCTATCTAAAGACATATTCTATTTCTTTCTGATTAGAAATTATTGCATTTCAATAGGGCTATTACCTAACGATGGGTCATTTGTTATTATACCACCACCACCAATACTATTATTGGTAGTAGAAGTTGTAGGAGTGGTAGTCTGATTATTTTGGTTATTACCTAATATCTGAAAAAACTCAGTACTTCCCGAAATAATTTCCGGCGAAACATCTTCAACATTTGTTGGGATAATTTGTAAAAAAGAAAGATTTTCAAATTTTCTAACAAAATTATTCAACTCAATTACACCATAAGTATCATTTGAATCTGATAATGAATATGATAGAATTCTTCCTTGATTGTTTCTTTTTATTTCTCTTTCCATTATCTAACTACCTTAAAATAAAAATCATTATCGTAATACTTTTCCAGACCATCAGAATCTATTCTAAAAACAAATTTATAATATCTTTCAGGTTGTAATGAATTAAACCAAAAATCAAAATAATTGCTCGTAGAATCACATTCAATCTTTGTATAAGTAGTATCAAATGGGATAATTTCTAATTCAGTTTCAACATCTATTAATGACCAATAAGAGGATGTTGGTAAATATTTTACGGTAGATAATGCACCACTGTTACCAAATGTCCTTTGCGGATATCTTTCTCTACCATAAACCCGAATCCTATCTTTTGAATCTTGTTTATATTCAGATTTTAATCCCTTTGTATATAAAACAATATTTTCCGAAGTCAATGCAGAAAGTGAGCCTGTTTGAAATTGAGAATCATTCCATTTAACTTCTAATGTAGGCACCCATATGGTATGTGTTTCGGTTGAAAAGTATTTTGATACACCATACTTAATTGATGATGTTTCATCCGCATTAGACCTTTTAATGATAAACCCGTTATTTTGTCTACTACCATTAAAAATATCATTTACATATTGAGTTATTTCTATATTTAAATCCGAAACATTTCTACTAAAAGATTGTGAATAAATAGTCCCATTAACAGAGGATGTAAACCAAGTAGCACCACCTGCATTAATTGACCAATATGAGCCTGAATTTATTGGTGATTGAACACTCCAACTAACATTTGTGTTTCTATAAACCCAGTTTGAATCATTTTCATTGTGAGGTGTATCGGGCAAAGAACCGACACCTTCCGACCAACTTTGTGATATTGGGTAAATATACAAATCATATTCAGAAGGTATTTCTCTTTCATCGGATGAAATAAGGTTTAAATAATATTTTATACTACCAGATATTGTCCCATTATTGATTGATTGTGATATTTGAGATAAGTTAAATTGTATCAATATCCTACTATTACCCAATAGAGTTGTATCATCGGTATCAAAAAATTTACCTACTTCCAATATTTCATCTTTTCCTACATTTTGTAATTTTCGTGTAGAATCTTCATATATTGTAGTATCTTTTTGAGGATATATTCTATAAATCATTTATTTCTCCCTAAAATAACGGAACTACTTTACCTCTAATATCCAAATCAGGATACTTTACTTCAAAAATTGATGGGTCTTTTGCTGGATAAATAATACCATTTCGTGTCGCTTTTTTAATATCATAGATATGCGATGAATATACTCCATTGTATTTATTTACTATTTGTAATCCACCCAATCCATTTAAATCAGGTCTTACCACAGTCTGAACACCATCTACCCTATCTAACAAAACATAGATATCTGATAATAATATCGGTCTATTAATTTGGGCGTCAGGTATACTGAAATACTTTTTTAATTCATTAATACACCTTAATAATACTTCATTAGAATTATAATTTGGTAAAACTACTACTTCAAAATTAATACCAATATTGATAATGTACGCATCTTTTATGTTTACGGCATCTGTCAACATTCTATAATAAGAAATATAATTTTTAAGGTTTTGTTTTGTTGCGCTATTCAAAGGTGTTAAGTTTCCGTTTGAATTATATCCACAAGTATATAAATTAATAGCAAGTGGATTTGGTATTTGAAGAGAACCTGCGGATGCAACACCACTTACCATTCTATTGTAAGATTTAATTTGATAATCGGGTGCTACATATGCTTTTGCAACAGCTCCGAATTGAGCCGGCATTGCATAAGCTCTAACAACATAATCTTCTGCGGTTACTAATCTGTTTTGGGATGCAAAAAATGCCATAGTGTTATTTCTAACATCTTCAACACTATCTTCTACCTTACCACCACTAGCAGCCTCTTCGTTTATTACCGCAACCGAATTTTTTATAGTGTTCCATTGTGCCGTATTTGTTGGAGTTGTTTCATTTTCAAACTCTATGTTTATTATTTGAGTTAAATCTTTTGATATTACATTATCAGCAACCCCCTGACCAACTCTATATGTTACAGTCAATGTTGTATTTGCTGGTGCAACTCCATATGTTTTTGTGTAAAGAAAATTGGATGGGTCTATTGTTTGTGATAAATCAGTCTTTGCTTTATATAAATTAGAACCAACATTATCTGGATTTGGTAATATTTCTTCATCAGCATTTGATGATACCCCTGCCCCAAATTGTATTGTTATAGAGCCATTTTCATCAACCCGTGTAATAAATCTTTTCGGTATTTTTTTTAACCTTAAAAGATATGGGGTTTCGGAACTGTATTGGTTTAAGTTTAATGTATAATCCGAATTATTTGGTATTTGTTCAAAAACAGTATCTTGTGCTAAATAATCTACTTTAGTCCAAGTATCACCATCGCTATCAACTATTTTTATAACATCAATAATTCCAGTATCATCTATTTTAATTTTATCATATGGTTTTGGTGAACCAAATGTAAAATCAGCCGTTTTTTCTTCCCCA